CTGAGCTTCCCCTCGAAGATGATTCCTCTAGATCTGAGCTTGTGGTGGCACCTACTGTACTAGCAAAGCTAACTCGCCTAAGACAACTATTAGTAACTCCTAAGCTTTTTAATCCTGAACTTGAAGTCGGAGCTGGTTTCAAAGCCATTTTGGAGCACATGCAAGATGGAGGCTTGGAGCCCCATATAGTCCTATTCACGCCCTTCGCTAAAGCTCTATCTCACTTTCGGCAAGCTCTTCAAGCTGAAGGCCATAAATCAATAGTAGAGCTTAAAGGGGGAATGAGTATAGAAGAGCTTAGCACCACACTGGAGACTTTCAAGAGAGAACGTGGAATTGCACTCTGCTCGATCAAGTTCGCACAGTCATTTGACCTTGACTCTGCTTCTCTAGCATACTTCCTTGGGTGCGAATGGGATTATATGGATAACATTCAAGCTGAGGATAGGCTCCAAAGACTAACCACTCGAAACCCTGTAAGCATCTACTATGTTAAACATCTAGGAACTGTGGAAGAAGACGTACTAGAAGCTCTACGTACAAAGAGGCTAAACATTGCTAGTGTCTTCCGTAATCCAGATCAGCTACGAAGGATACTAAGAAGAAAAGTCATTTGAAGACCATAAAAAACCAAAAAAGACTCTCTTGATTGTCCTCTATACAATTCTTTATAATAGTTGATAAGTTACAAGAGCGTAACAGGAAACAGATGATCTTTCATTGGACCCACCAACCTCAGCGGGCTAAAGAGGCTGGTATGAAAATGCAGCGTAAATGACTACAGCTTGTATTAGAACGAGTGATCGTGGTTCCTTTCGTAGCTGTCGTCGTAAGTGGAATTGGACCTCATCTCTCCGTGATAACCTCACTTTCATTGAAGCTTATACTCCCTTCTGGTTAGGTTCAGGAATTCACTACGGTCTTGAGGATTGGCATGGGTACAACCTGTTTGGCTCACCCTCGAACGCTCTTAGAGGGTACGCTGAAGCTTGTCGAAGGTGTCCTACAGTCTCGCTACCAGACAACTGGAGAGAAGCTCTTGAGCTAGGCGTGGAAATGTTGGACTACTATCTAGTCTGGCTCGAAACCCGAGATCCCTTGAAGACCTACTGGGTAGATGGTATCCCTCAAGTCGAGGTGCGAGCTCAGATCCCTATACCCTTTAAGTGCTCAGAGTATGATCGTGTTGTCTACGATCTAACCATCGATCGAGTGGTAGAAGATGAGAACAGTAGCTTGTGGCTCATCGATTACAAATCAGCTCAAAGGTTTAATACTGGCCATCTCGATACCGACTCACAAGTTACCTCTTACTGTTGGGCAGGTAATGTGCTGTACGAGAAACCAATTCAAGGGATGGTATACCAACAGCACCGAAAGACTGAAGTTGTGCACCCTGCCATCCTTCAATCAGGTCTAATTAGCACAAACAAGAGTCAAACCACAAGCCACAAATTGTATAAGAATGCATTAGTTAACTTATATGGTAGTGTTGATAAAGCACCCGCAGCAAATGTCCGCTGCCTAAACCGCCTCGCAGAACAAGAAACAGAAGACAGAGATCCCTTCATTAGGAGAGACTGGATAGAGAGAAGCTCTCACCAAATGGCTGCTGAAGGAGAGAAGATCCTACTAGAGCTATCAGAGATGCTCAATCCTGATTTGCCCATATACTCTAGTCCCGGACTCTTTTGTGGTAGTTGTTTCTTCTTAGGACCTTGTGTTGCTCTAGACAACAACGACGACTGGAGAGGGATGCTGAACGACATTACACGCCCCGACTCAGAAGAAAGAGATGAGTGGCGAGAATACTTAAGACCCTAGGAGGAAGAGTAAATGGTGAAATCTACTACTGGTCAAGAGGCTGCTACTGAAACAACAGTAGCTACAACTCCTTCAAAGCTGATCAGGAAACCTGACTCGAAACAGCCCCCATTCAGCATCGTCGAAGTCGAGGAAGAGACTGAATACCTCAAATTCGTTGTGTACGGAGAGGCTGGAGTTGGTAAGACATTCCTAGTCGGCACCTCAGCGGCAGTTCCTGCGATGAGGGATGTGTTCATGGTCGACATGGAGGGCGGAAGTCTGACCTATAAGCAAGCTGACCCCGAGTTTGGGTTCAACAATATCGACAGAGTGCGCGTTGGCACCTTTGAGCAGTTAGGCAGGGTTCACAAATTCCTCAAGTTTCACTGCCAGCTAAGGGACCAACATGGTGATGAAGCTGAAGAGAAACTCGCCGAACTGGAGTCCAAGCTAAAAGGCAAAGAGGTCACCACACCTAGGCGCTATCGGACTGTCATCTTGGACTCTCTCACCGAAGCTGACGCTCTTTGCATGTACCAGCTACTTGGTATTGTGGATGCCACTCGACTAGATGAAGAGGTCGCTACCGCAGAGTGGCCTGAGTACAAGCGCAACTTCCACATGGTACAACGTGCTGTACGAAACTTCAGGAATCTCCCATGTCATCTGTTAATCACCTGCGGCCGAATCTATGTACAAGACGAGCAGAAGAGGTTCAACTATACACCTGCCCTCACAGGCAAGCTAGTCAATGCCATCCAAGGCTTTGCTGATATGGTTGGCCACCTAGTTCTGAAGCAAGCTACTGAGGAGAAAGATCCCAAACGGCTGCTCTATGTACAGCCAGTGGGTAGATTTAGCGCTAAGAATAGATTCTCCTCATTCACGGGGTCTCACTTCGAGAACCCCACCATACCTCTCATCCTGAGAGCTATTGGATTACCCACCACGTAAAGGCAAAAGAGGAGCACGTAATGCCGAAGAAAGAAACCAACCCCCCATCCAATGAAGCTGAAGAGGGCGTCGAGTTCGAAGGAGGCGAAGAAGGAAAAAGTCTTGTCGTCGATCTCAGTGACGTCGACGAACAGGGTACCTACGAGGTCATAGCCCGAGGTCTCTATCCGGCAGTACTCTCGAATCTGACCTTTGAGTTCAGCCAGAGATCAGGAAATCCCATGTGGACTTGGGATTGGGAGGTCGAGGGCGGCGATAACGTTGGTCGTCACCTGTTCTACCATACGACATTCAACCAAGGTGGACTACCTCGTGCCAAGAAAGCCCTGATGAGGATCCAGCTGCAAGACAGTGAGCTACCTCAACAACTATCAGTCGCCAAGTTTGACCCAGAAAAGGTCGCTCTCGAAGGTGAGCTGTTGGGAGCTCGTGCTCGACTGCGTGTGGATGTTCGTCCTTATCAGGGGCGTCCTAGCAATAGCGTGAGAGACGTTCTTCCACCTCACTCTGACGAAGAAGGCGATGGCAGCGACCCCTTCTGACGCCAAAGCCGCGAATGCGTTATCGGCTCGCGGGTGGGTATCCCTGAGACAGCTTGCAGCTCTCTTGGGGGTATCCTACCCTACCGTTCTTGCTATGCGTGACAGAGGAGATGTAAAGGTCGTGCGAGTAGGAGGTATTTATAGGGTGTATGCCGCAGAGCTAAAACGTTTCTTGGAGGATGGAAACTTGACTAATTAACTTGACTAAACCAAGTTAAAAGGACAGACTATTATCCTGGTCGAGAGAAGAGGAGAGTTAGATTATGCAAAAGGCGTTCGTATTGCTTAGTGGCGGAATAGACAGTTCAACTTGTTTACACCTCGCAAATAGAGACTTTGAGTCTGTCACAGCTATTTCCATCGACTATGGGCAACGCCACTACAAGGAGATTATGGCCGCATGTGAGGTCGCTGAGACCCTTGGCTGTTCGCACGAGACTCTAACTTTAGCACAACAACCGAGGTCAATGCTCACAGACCCAGATTCAAAGATACCGGACGCTAGCTATGACGATCTCGGATATGGGAAATCCCCAACGTATCACCCTTTCCGCAACGGACAGCTTTTGTCTTATATAACATCCTACGCAATAGCCCACCTGAGTGAAGCTGACAAGGGGGGAGTCTACTTTGGTGCTCACGCTGAGGATGCCCACAACTTCGCGTACGCAGACTGTACTCCTGAGTTCATTGGCGCCATGGCAAACGCTATCTATATTGGGACATATCACAAAGTACGTCTACATACCCCGTTGATGTCGCTAATGAAAGCAGAAATCGTCACTCTTGGTGCTCGTCTCGGAGTCCCATTCGAACTTACTTGGTCATGTTACGCTGGCGGAGAGCTCCATTGTGGTACATGCCCCACATGTCGAGCTCGACGTGATGCCTTCAATCAAGCTCACACCGAAGACCCAACCGAGTATGCAGCATAAAGACGTAGGAGAGTCGTTATGGTAAAGCTCGTCCCAGTAGACCCAGCAGAGATCCCGACTGAGAGACTTGGCCGTCGTGGTAGAGTAAGCTATCCCATCATAAAGCAATTCCTAGAAATGGGAAAAAAGGTCTGCATGGCAGACTTGACAGGACTTGATAAAAAGCCTACTTACTTACGTTCGGTACTCACCTCCTACATCATTGCGCACAAACTTCCTATCAAAGTGTTCTTGGCCGGAGGGAACATGTATCTAATGAGACTTGACCTTGATAATGAAGGACAACCCATTAGCTCAGACTGGGAAGAACTCACTAGAGAGTCACCCACAGAAGGAGCTTCTGGACATCTGAAGGATGTCGAGGCTAAACCTATTACCTCAGAAGAAGTACAAAACCGGTTCAAAAAGGAAAAAGAAAAGACGACAAAGTAGAGAACAATGGGAAAACTATTAGTGATATGTGCTCAAAGATATAACGGCCATGAGCTGTGGACTCTACTGGGAGTGCTGCTAGAGCATGATCACACTTTTGAGGTAGTTTCACAAAAAGTGCTAATCCGTGACGAGCTCACAATGCAACCGAACACCTTGGAAAGAACTGTCTATAAGGTCCAGGTTGAGGAAGTTGAATTGTTCGACGCTATTTGTATAGTTTCAGGGAACATGCAGGACACGGAAGCCTACTGGACCGATACTCACGTGGGAGTTCTTCTCCAAGAGTTCAAAAAACAACAGAAGATTGTAGCAGCCATCTGTTGCTCTGTTCCAACTCTAGCTCCAATTGTCTCAGGAGTCAAAGTCTCCTTTTTCCCTTTAGTCAGAGCAAGGTATACACTACAGCATCATCATGCGCTACTTAACAGCATCTCTCTAACCGTAGATACCAGACATAAAGTAATCACGGCTGAGAATCAGATGCTTACACAGCTATGGGCAGAAGAGATTAGCAATATGCTAGAAGGTCTTCCCCCACAGTATGAGTTTGTTGAGTCAGGATTCACTCCCAAAGGAAGACCACGTCGAATGTCAAAAGAGGTGCAACTCATGATTGATCAAGCCAAGGCTCAAAAAGGAGAACTTTCATAGACTAGAGAGGAGTCAAACTGATGCCCAGACAAATTTCGGGGAAGAGTAATCTTGTGCGCCTTAGCGGAGAGTATGTTCACGAGACAGAGCTCGCTTACCTGATTGATTTTGGTTTAGAAGAACCTATATGGGTGCCGAAATCAGTTGTGGAGGTCGAGGAGAAAGAGGATGGTTCCCTTGAGGTGACAATGCCTGAGAAGTTTGCATTCAGGAAAGGATTGATCTGAACAATGTATACAGTAACTCGTCGAATATGTATCGATGCTGGTCATCGCATACCAACTCATGGTTCGAAATGTCGGAACCTTCATGGGCACAGGTATGCGATCGAGGCTACTTGCTATGCAGCGTCCCTACGTCGGCAAGGTGAAGAGACCTCAATGGTAGTTGACTTCGGGTTTCTAAAGGAACTTATGGTTGAGCACATCGATGCCCCGTGTGATCATGCAATGATCCTTTACGTAGACGACCCGATTTTCCAAAAGATATTTCTCAACTCTGCAGGCGATGTCCAGCTTAACCTGGTCAAACAAGCTATAGAAAAATATGGCTGGTGGGCAGGCCAGACTGCGTATGAGATGAAAGTGTATGCTGTACCCTTTATCCCAACCGCTGAAGAGCTTGCTAAACATTGGCTTGAGCGACTACAGCATCCAGTAGGTGTTCGTAGCCACAAACGAGCTACTCTAAGCCGCGTTAAAGTCTGGGAAACTCCAAACTGCTCTGCAGAGGTTGCCAACCCAGCTCTCAGAGTGACCCCACTTTAGGAGAATGCTTTAAAGTGTGGGAAAGTATGAACAAAGAGAGTTGGTGACATTATGAGCGAAGCTAAAATACCTGTAATAGAGATATTTGGGCCAGTAATTCACGGTGAGGGCTTCACTGCAGGGTGTCAGACTATGTTCATTCGCCTCGGTGGGTGTGACTATAAGTGTAGCAGGTGTGACTCCATGTTCGCAGTGGACAAAGAGGAAATTCAACGGAATGCTCGCTATATGTCTGAGAAGGAGATCTTAGACGAAGTTCTGCAGAAGGGTAAAGACGTTACGATGGTAACATTTAGTGGCGGCAACCCTTGTCTATGGAATCTAGATAGCCTGGTAGACTCCTTGAAGAGGGCAAGTAAGACAATAGCTGTCGAGACTCAAGGAACATATTGGAAGTCATGGCTCAAGAGATGTGATGTCGTAACTGTAAGCCCTAAAGGGCCTGGAATGGGAGAAAAGTTCGAGCCTGAAGTGTTCGTTGAGTTCTGCAACAATACACGAGATGCTTGGGGGCTTAACGTCAAAGTTGTTGTCTTTGATCCTCGTGATATAGAGTTCGCAAAACGGGTCTGCCTCATGAGTGGGACTACACCCTTCTTCATCACAGTAGGTAATCCGAGTCTTCAAGTACATCGCATCTTTAGGGGGACACTCGCTAGAAACCTCCTAGAAAGATATCGTATCGTGTCTGAGTGGGTTATGGACGAACCCATCCTACAAGGGGCGATAGTACTCCCTCAACTTCATGTTCTAATGTATGGTAATGAAAGGGAAAGATAATATGGGAATAGCCCCTAGTGATAAAGAATGTCTAGAAGCCCTTATAGCCAAAGTCTTGAAGACTTTGGGTATGGATCTGGACAATCCAGGACTGAAGGAGACTCCTCGAAGGTTTGCTGCGTACTTGTTGGAGTATCACCAGTCTTTCAATGCCAAAGAAGTCCTAGGCGATGGATTTGAGATCCCTGAAGGGTTCCACAGTATGGTTGTTCAGTCAAACATCCCATTCCGGATGATATGTGAACACCATCTACTGCCAGCGGTTGGTACGGCCTCGATTGGGTACGTCCCCGATAAGAGGGTCGTTGGATTATCCAAGATGACTCGACTTGTGCAAGCCGTAGGACTAGAGAAGCCCACTCTGCAGGAGACCATCGGAGATCGTATCGCTGATATTCTACATGGGCAGTTACATCCTAAAGGAGTGATCGTTGTGGTGAGTGCTAAACACTTGTGCATGACTGCTCGGGGGGTTACTACCCCCAGAGTTCAGACCACTACATCTTCTGTGAAAGGAATCTTCCGTGATGTCCCCGCTGCCAGAATGGAGTTCTTCGAGCTTATCAGGGGAGGAGAAATCAGATGAGCACAAAATTTGCACCTGTCGCCCCTCCAGCAATCCTTCGAGCTCTTAAGCAAGAAAACCTTCTCGGAGACTATCACTTACTCCTTGCACACGACATTGTCAAACACCAAGATGAATACCGCGACATCTTTGAGGGCACTGGAGCCTTTATCATCCTAGACCATAGTCTCGTCGAGCTAGGTGAGCCTGTATCATGGGAGACTATGCAAGCAGCTGCGAAGATCGTGAATCCAGCTGTGACTGTCCTACCAGATCATCTACGCCAAAAACATAGGACTGTCATAGATACCACTGCTGCAGCCAAAAGATGGTTTAAACTAGGACTCGAACCTTTTATGGCTGTGCCCCAAGGGAAAACTTTTCTGGAGATCTGTGATTGCGCTAATCTCCTTAAAGATTTACCTGGGGTCACCTGTTGGGGAGTTGCCAGAGACATCACTGACCTCCTAGGTACTAGACTAGAAGTAGTCAGGTTCCTATGTGACCTCAGGAGAGATTATAGCATCCACCTCTTAGGGTTCTCCGACAATGTCATAGACGATCTCCGATGTTCTTCATATGCAGCAGGGATTGACTCAGCGATGCCTATCAGAGTGGGACTACAAGGACTAAAGATTGAAGATTGCTTGGAGAGTCATCCTCCTCGTGGGGACTTCTGGGAAGCTAGCGAATCTCTTAATACCCAGGCACAAGTGAACCTACAAACTGTAAGAAGATGGTTTCGGGGTAAAAGGAGGTAGATTAAACAATGGAGAGATTAGTAATTAACAAACAAACCTTCGATGACCTCATTCGCCAGCACAAGTCCGCAAGGGATCGGAGCAAACGCTTTCCTAATAGCTTTAGACACGAATTTAATGCTGGTAAGGTTGAAGCTCTTCGAGAGTTGGAAGAAGCTGCCCTAATTGAGAGCAACCAGTGAAGAGAGGCTTACCAGACTGCCCTAAGTGTCCTTATAGAGGTCCTAGCGTTGGTAGCCGAGGCAATCCAGAAGCTCCAGTGGTCTACGTGGGGGAAGGTCCAGGCATACAGGAGCTCCGCAAAGGTATTCCTTTCGTCGGTAGCTCTGGAAAGCTTTTATGGTACGTCACTCCAGGAGGAGAGGAAGCTGACGTCTATACCACTAACGCGACAATGTGTCTCCCCCTAAACAAAGAGGATAACCCTTCTAGATTCAACCAAGCTCTCAGCTGTTGCCAGGATCGCCTCTTAAAAGAAGTTCAGGCTTACCCACGACGCCTTATAATAGCCCTAGGGAGAGGAGCTGCCGTCAGCTTAACTGGAAACACCAATCTAAAGATTACCCAAGAGAGGGGGCGTCTAATTGAAAGTCACCTTGCCGAGCTTGGGATCTTACCTATAGTACATCCTGCAGCTCTTCTCCATGGTGGAGGGTCTTTTAGGCAACTACGTGAAGACGTCGCTTACGGGTTTGAGCTCCTCGAAGGTAAGAATGTACGTCCTTTCATCGAACCCTCCATGACAGTATGCGAAACACCAAAGCAGATTGAGGCAGCTATCAACATTCTAATCAAGCAGCCTCTCCTAGCGGCTGATACTGAAACGTCAGGATTCAGCTGTAATAAGGACCGAATCCTTTGCCTTGGAGTCGCTCATAAAGATAGCCACACGTATGTCTTCCCTGAAGAGGTTATGGGACAGCTTGGGAGACTATTCAAAACCAAGAAGCCACAGTGGCTTTGGCAGAACGGCAAGTTTGATATGGGATTCCTAAGAGCTATAGGTCTACCATCAAGAGTCGATGACGACGCCATGCTTCAGAGCTACTGCCTAGATGAGGTTCCCGGAGTTCACGATCTAGAACAAATAGGAGCTGATGTCCTAAAGGCGCCAAGCTATAAGCATATTGTCAAACAATGGGCCCCAAAGAAGACAGATTCCTATGAGAAAGTGCCAAAACCAATTCTCTTTCAACGCGTCGCAACTGACGCAGCAATTACCTTTGGCGTAGCTCAGGTCTATAGGAAACGCGTTGCCCGCGATAGACATTCAGAGAAGCTCTATACTCGAGTCCTAATCCCAGCTTCAGAACTTCTATTCCATGTGGAGCGTGCAGGACTCTTGATCGACAAGGAACAAGTTAGAAAGAACCATGACCGCTTGAAAGCGGTTGTTGACTCAAAAACCCTTGAGATAAACGAACTCGCCGGGCGCCCAGTTAATCCCGCTAGCCCTGCGCAGATGGAAACTCTTTTGTTTGACCACTTCAAGATTAAGACCCGAAGGAGAAACACACGCAAGGAAACACTCGAGAGACTGCCCCAACTCCCAATCGTCAAAGCCTTAAGAGCTTATCGCAAGGTCGCCAAAGCCCTTTCCACTGACGTTCTAGGGCTAGAGAAGCACATCGAAGGCGATGGACGCGTTCACACAACGTTTCTTCTTCATGGAACTCCTACAGGACGTTTAGCTAGCAGGCAACCTAATGTTCAGAACGTCCAGCGTGATAAGGACCTTAGGAATCAATACGTCGCTCCTGAAGGCTATGTGCTTGTTAAGGTTGACGAGAACCAAGCCGAACTTAGAAGCCTTGCTGCCCTAAGTGGTGACGAGTTCCTTTGTGACATATATAACTCCCAGAGCATGAGTCTCCATGACGAGGTAGCCAAAGCTCGGTTTGGAGAGAGCTTCACCAGTGAGGAGAGAATGCGTGCGAAGGCCGTCAACTTTGGCATTCCCTACGGTAGAGAAGCTCCATCTTTAGCTGAAGAGTTTGGAACCTCCGTCGCTGAAGAACAACAGACCATCGATGTGTGGTTTGAACGTGCCCCCAAAGCACACGACTTTATTCTTAAATGTCGTCGTGCAGCTCTCAAGGGAGGGACGATAATCACAGCATTCGGCAGAAAGCGTCGCTTTACCTTAGTCACCCGTAAGATGATAAAGCACATGATGAATGAGGCAGCTAACTTTCCACACCAGTCAACAGCTTCAGACATCTGCCTTATCTCAGCTATCGAGACACGCAAAGCAGTTGAGAAGCTAGGGGCTCGAATTGTCAACCTAGTACATGACGAGATTGTCACTGAGTGCCCAGATGACTCAGAGAAGATTGCAGAAGTCGTCAGGCTAATCTCTGCAGCAATGCGTCGAGTCCCCAAAGAGTGGGGCATTACTAGAGTACCATTCACAGCAAATGGATCGTTCGGAAAAAGCTGGGGTAACTTAAAAGCTTGGTGCTAAACTCTCACGGAGCACTAACTATTTTACTTTCCCCTTCAGGTCCGCTACCTTTACATTGTAACAATTAAAAAGTACGCGCCCCTAAGGGGGAAGAAAGAAACAAGGGAGTCTAGTATAGCTATGGAGGTTCACACTCTGGGGGAAAAGACGTTAATGTATTGGGAGGTCTGTCGTTCTAAGAGCAGCGATAACATGAGAGAGATGGTAACCGAAAGGGCTCTTTCTGTTCTGTCTTATGTACTTCGAGTGACGTCTCCGATGAGGCCACTTGCAAAGAGGACTCTGGAGCTGCAGGGGAGTATCATTATAGGTGATCCCAATGGAGGTAAAAGAGGAGGAGTTTCCTAATGTCGAGGTTCACAATCGATCCTGTTCACCTGAAAGTGAACTTATACCAACAAGAGTTAGTACAAGATATCTGGAGAGACAAATATCGCTGGGGAAACGAGGCTACCCCAGAGGCATCACACAGAAGAGTGGTCAGGCACGTCTATAAGGATGATGACTCCGACCACGAAGAGGATGCTCTCGAGGCAATGGAGAAGGGCCTTTGGGTTCCAGGTGGGCGAATTCTGGCAGGAGCTGGAACCTCTAAGGGAGTGACATACTTCAACTGCTTTGTGTGTAGAACTATTGAGGACAGCGTCGAGGGGATTGTCGAGGCTCTCCAGGATGCAGTGGTTACTATGCATAGGTCTTCGGGAATTGGCATGGATTTCTCTTCGTTGAGACCATCAGGAGCACTTCTACAGAAGACTGGAGCTAAAGCTTCTGGCCCCCTGCCTTTCATGGAGATGTGGAACTCTGCTTGTGCTGCTCTAATGCAAGCGGGTAATCGGCGTGGGGCTATGATAGGTGTTCTCGCTGACTGGCATCCTGATCTTCTTGATTTCATTAAAGCCAAGCATATGAGTGGAAAATTTCAGAACTTCAACCTCTCTATTCTCGTCTCAGATGCTCTTATGGATGCAGTTGCGAACAACGAGCTTTGGAGTCTGTACCATAGAGTTCCACTTGCTGAAGAGCCTTCAGAGCCTCTAGGGCGATTCACCGACGATAATGGTATGGTTCAGTACATTTATCAAGTAATTCCAGCTCGAGAGCTAATGGACCTAATCACTCATAGTACTTTTGACTATAGCGAGCCCGGAGTCATCTTCATAGATAGAGTTAATGACCTTAACAACCTCAGGTACTGCGAGGAAATTCATTGTACTAACCCCTGCGGAGAACAACCTCTGCCAGACAACGGAGCTTGCAATCTCGGGGCCGTGAACCTAGCTCGAATGGTGATGAAGCCCTTTGAGGCGGAAGCTTATCTCGATAGGGGCCTGTTACGTAAGGTGGTCAGCACAGGAGTGAGGTTCCTTGATAACGTATACGATGTAACACAGTTCCCCCTAGCAGCTCAAGAAGTCGAAGGCCGATCAAAACGTCGTATTGGATTAGGTGTATTAGGGCTTGCTGACTGCTTAGCCCAACTCAAGCTTAGATATGGGAGCACAGAATCAGAAGCCTTCATCAGAAGGGTTATGCATGAGATTGCAACGGTAGCGTATCTTACTTCCTCTGATTTGGCAAAAGTACGTGGGTCGTTCCCAGAGTACGTCGAGAGCGAGTTTCTCCAAGCTTCATTTGTATCTAAGCTTCCTCCCAACGTACGTCAGAGTATTAAGAAGTGGGGCATTCGTAATGGGGTTCTCCTTACGGTCGCTCCCACAGGAACTACTGCAATCTATGTAGGGAACGTATCGTCAGGCGTGGAACCTCCTTTTGCTCATGTTATGTCACGGCGAGTGCTTCAGGCTGATGGGGAGTTCAAGAAGTACACAGCAGAAGGGTATGGATACCTCTTATGGACGTCTTTATATCCCAATATAGCTCCACCTGAGTATCTTATCACAGCCGATGACCTCACAGTAGAAGATCACATTAGAGTTCAGGCAGCCTGCCAGGAGTGGATTGATGCTTCAGTGAGCAAGACGATTAACTGCCCAGAGGATATGGGCTTCGAGGACTTCAAACGTGTGTACATTGAAGCATACAATTCCGGATGTAAAGGTTGTACCACCTATAGGCCCTCAAAGGCTAGGGAAGCTATACTCTCGAAAGCTACAGCAGGCAAGGCTGTAGGGCCAGAATATCATCAACTACCTAAGCGTCCTGATGTCCTATCTGGCCCTACCTACAAGGTGGCTTGGCCCTCAATGCCCACGGCCTTGTATGTTACCATCAATGAGTATGAAGGTCGACCCTTTGAAATATTTATCAACTCTAGGTCAGCAAAGAACGCTGAGTGGATTACAGCCCTAACTCTAATGATTTCGGCTCACATGAGATTAGGTCGTGATCTTGACTTTGTCGTCGAAGAGCTTGAGAGAATTGTATCTTCGGAAGACTCAGCTTGGCAGGGTGGAAAGTTCTTCTGCTCTCTTGTAGCTAAGATTGGATACGTACTCAGATGCCACCTTGCAGGCGAGGGTTCTAAGTTCACAACCATGAATGTGAACTCGTCTCCTGATAAGTCTGTGGCAACCAGAGAGACTTGCCCTTCGTGCGGGATTCCGGGGTTATCATTCAGTGAAGGTTGTGTAAAGTGTATACAGTGCGGATATAACAACTGTGAACCAACTCTTGCATGGGAACCCAAAGCATGAAAATTGTAGAGCCGAAAGTCTTTCACATAGCTCAGACTAACCTTATAGAAGTGGGAGCTAACGATTTCCTACAGCACCATAAAGTCCCAGACTGGGAAACTGATGCCAAGACAGGAGCTGAGTGTCTCATCGAGATTGCTGGACGACGGTGTTATCAATCCTGGGAGACTCCCACCAAGAAGGCAGAAGAGTCCAATCCCAATCTTACAAAGGTGCGAGTGGGTAACCAGACTTATATCAGCAACATCCTAAAAACGAAACATGGTAGTGTCTTAGAGCATGCCCACGATACGTTCGCGATCGAAGGTGTCTCTCGTGTGTTCACACATGAGGTCGTCCGCCATAGACTATGTAACTTCTCTCAGGAGTCGTTAAGATTTGTCAGGCCAACACAATTGTATGCGTACTTTCCTGACGCTTTTGCAGAACTTCCAGAGCCTCAACATAAGGCTGTAGCAGAAATCTTCGCCATGACATTCACTGATCTAGAGGCTGTCCAGAAAGATCTAGTCGCCGCTTTAGGAGATGAGTTGGTTGGGAAGACTTTTGGTCGCAAGAAAAAGCTTCAGTCTTCTATGAGACGCCTGATGCCAATAGGAATGTCTACTGGGATTATCATGACGACAAATCACCGAAACTGGAGGCATCTTATCACCATGAGAACTCATCCGTCAGCGGAAGAAGAGATACGTGAGGTATTTGGCATGATTGCTGATATCTTATACAGAGCGTACCCAGCTTTATATCAGGACATGAAGCGTAAGTATGAGAACGGGTGCGACGAGTGTTGGTTCGAGAGCGAGAGAGTGTAACATGGCTATTCTAGCAGACTCCGAGATAGAGGATGCTGTCCTTAGTGGGAACATGATTAGCCCCTTCATCTCTCAGAAGACCAGAGTCGGAGTCCTATCTCACGGATTAGGCTCATATGGCTACGATGCTCGTCTCGGTGATGAGTTCGGGCAAATCCTTGGCCATCCACAGCAATCAATATCTCCAAACTTACCTCCCAAGCTGAACACATTTCACGACCCCACACTCGTAACAATTCTCTCTGGGAAGTTCATGTTAGCTCATACCTTGGAGGTCTTTAACATCCCAGATGATGTTGTTGCCACAGTGAAAGACAAGAGTACTTATGCTCGTCTGGGCTTGGCAGTACAAAACACAGTCCTTGAAGCTGGCTGGGAGGGACAAGTGACCCTTGAGCTTTCTAATCACGGGCCCCTCCCTATACAGCTACTCGTAGGATGTGGGATCGTGCAAGTACAATTCCATCGTGGGGCGCCTTGTCGACGAACGTACGTTGGAGGATTCCAGGGCGAGAGAGGCGTAGTCGTCTCTACAATAGTACCCAAGGAAAAAGAGTGAGAAGTGTCTTATAGTGATCGAGGAGTTATAGATGACTACGACCAGCATGATTTGGAACTGGCTGCTCATCATGATCATAGTCATGCTTATCGTCGAAGTGTGGACGCGATACGATTCCAGCAAAAGAAGTCGTAAGGACGACAAAGACGATAATCATACCTAATAAGAGAGAAAGATCGTAACTGCGATAATGTCTGCAGCAATGGTTACCAAGACGGTTAGCAGCATCGCTGCGACCACGATTTTCTTACTTCGCTCTACACGTCTCTCTAGCTCTTCGCATTCTGATACGGACTTGAATCTTGCTTCGTAGGGATTGGGCAAGGATATGGGGAATAAGTCAGCCACCATGGGTTTCCTTTCGGCTCTAGAGTAGCAGCCTCGTAGGATGTTATACTATGGCCAAGGCTGGGGCCAGCTAGGCGAATAATTCTCTTTGCTTGGCGATATAACGTCGGCTTTCGATTGTGTCTTAACGAGCTCCAGATTTGTATAAACGACGTCGGCGGAGGCACTCGAGTGACAACATCGCCTCTGTTCCTAAAGTTCAACACCAGACATTTAATAGTCTTTAGGAAAACTTTATTTCCTACTCTTGGGCAGCCATAAAGGTAAGCTGCTGACGGATTCCAGATTGAAGCAGCCAGTAGAGCCAAAGCTGCTCCTAGGGAGTGCCCTGTGAAAATCCATTTCTTGTCCCGATGCTCGATCATAATTTCCTGCAAGTCGCTACGTATCTCTTCTAATGCTTGGAGAAAACCCGAGTGAACTCGTCCACCAAATTGGAAGTCAGCCTTCGTATACTTCCGATCGACGTCAATATCAACAATCTCATCAGTGCCTCGAAAGACTAGGAACATATAGTCGTCGAACACTACTCTATTAAGTTGGAGATGTCCAGCGATTGACCTGGAAACAAAAGCTTGAGTGCCATTACGACTGTACCGAGCAATCCAGACCTGCCTAATTCTGTTCAAATCAGGGACGTCATTATAAGCTTGGCGCGACAAATAAGCGCAAGTGTGTGCAAGAGAGACCATGATTCAAAATCCAAAGAGCTGAAGTGCTATGTTGAAAATGCCACTTTCACCAATGAAAGTGCCCTCTGGAGTCATAGCTGCCCCTGTAATTGCGGCAGCTAAACCAGGATAGCCCAAAAACTTGGAAGCTTTAGGGCCATGACGTCGGACTAGTTCAGCGACTTTAGTTAAAGTGTCACTGCTAGGGGGCATAGGGCGACGAGCTAGGATTTCCTTCCATTCCCTCTCGGACTCTAGGAAGCGTTCTTCTACTAGTGCTGTAGCTGCGTCTCTAGCGTCGAGGGCATCAAGAGTATCCTTAAATGACATATCGCTTCATTCCTTTCATCACTCAGCTGTACGCTCTATTAAGC